GACATCAGTTCGTAGGTCGCCAGATCGTTTCGAGTCATTCGTAGTCCAGCCATGATGTCCCCTTACCAGAGTTTTGAGCTAACGCCGCCGCTGTAAATATCCATGCCCATCTTCGCCATGCCCAGCACGCTACCCAGGCCACTACTGTCATTCGCCAGCGCATTGTTGTAGTTGTTGGTCTGCATTCCGGCAACGCTTTGCAGCCCGTTCTGCAGCATCCCGCGCCCTTGTCCGGTGATGTTTGCCCCGGTCGCCATGCCGTTGAGCAACTGCCCGCCCGGCGCCATCTGATTGCCGACGGCCGAGTTACCGGCGCCTGTCGCTACCGAATAGGCGCCCGTCGAGGATCCGGGCAAACCGCGACCCAGACCAGCTGCATCCAGCCTGCGTGCCCAGCCGAGATTGCGCTGCCTGTCTCGGGCTCCGGTAGAGGCTCCAGCGATTGCCGATGCATTGCTCCCTGCCATCTGGCCAGCCATTGACGCCAATTTGGCCGGCGAGTACCCGTAGCGCATGCCCTGCCGCATCGCCATGTTGGTGGCCTGAGTCTGCCCGCGGCGTGCATCTGCCATGGCGGTGCCGGCCGCCTCGTCGAGCCGGGCGTCAGAGCCTTCCTTGGCAGCATCGGCCACCATGCCCTGTTCGAGCGGCCTGAACGTGGTGGTGTTGTAGTCGTAGTAGTCCTTACCCTGCCGTGCCGTCTCGTCCATGATCCGCTGCTGGGCCTCAACCACGGGCTTGGCAACGGCCATGTTCTCTTCGTACTGGCGCTTGGATTCCGCAAGCTGATCGCGACCAAGCCCCGCCATGATCTCGGCGGACTCTTTCGATGCCTGAGCAACGGGCGTGTAATCGGGTGCCGCTGGGGCGTCACCGCCAAGATCGAAGAAATACCGACGGCGCCCGTCTAGGCCGTATCCATCACGATTCAGTAGCATGATTGACCTCGCGTTTTGCCCGAAGGCTGTTGATGTACTCGGTTAGATCGCTGCGCTGTGAGCGCATGCGCAATTCAGGACCGACTTGAGCCGCCCATTCCTTACCACCACAGAGCAGAGCGGCCATGAGCGCGACATCGGCGATGCTGTAACGGATCACATGCGCAATCTCGATCGCTCTGGGTTGCGCATCGGTGTCAAACCTTGCCTTCTCCAACCCATTGGCCGTCATCCAGTTGAGTATTCCCGTGGCGGTCACTGGTCCAAGTTCATCCACAAAGGCGCGGTAGAAGCCGTTGCGCGGTATCTCGACCATCAACAACCAGAAGGCGTCGTTGATCGCGTTATCCGATACCGGGACATCCCTGTCGATGAGGTTGTCCCACACATCCACGACACGCGCCACCATGAGCACGTAATCAACCGCCTCCTGATTTCCCTTGAAGGCATGCAGCATGAATTCTCGATCGGTCATTGAAGTCTCGCCAAAATCTCATTTATCTTGTTCGCACAGTCTTCTGTTGTTGCATTGGCCGGATCAAGCAGAGACATCGGGTCCGACCGAATGCCTGTAATGATTTCGACGTTCTCTCGCAGCGCCTGGTCGAACCGGGCCCGGTTATCGCCTGGCTTGGGCGTCGATGGGATCGCGGGCTTCTTTGGCGTTCTCATGCGACCCTCAATTCGCTTGCCGTTTCAGCCAGGCGGATCTCCTTGACCGTGCATTGCGAATTCACCTGCACGGAAAAATGGTCCTTGCGGTAACCGGACGGCAGCTTGAACATCAGCTCGCTGGTAATTACCCGAGAGGCGATGATGTCAGGACCGCTGTACAGCGTCACAGCCACCTGGTTGCTTGGCGGATCCTCAGGCGGAACCTGCAGCGCGGACCCGTTGATATAGACCTCGCTGTAGTCGTCATCGCCATACCCACCGCCGATCGCGTCCGACATGACCACCGTAAGCGGATCGGTTGCCGGGCTTGGCAGTAGCGCCGCGTTCGCTGCTTCGATGGACGCAATCAGTGCCATCAGCGCCGCGGCAATATCTGGATCGATCGCCAGGTCAAACTCCACTTTCCCGGCGCCTATGTTGATAGGCTTCGGGAACACGAACTCCTTGCTGCGCCAGTTACCTTGCATCGGAACCTCTGACGGAGAATCCCACTGGCAAATGCCTTCTGACGTCGTAACGTAAAGATCGCCTGTTGCTGGGTCGGCGTAAAGCTCATCAACATCCATGGTGACGCCAACAGGCGGACCGCCGTCGAACACCAGCATCGCGCCAACGCCATCGTCCTGCGTGTAGGCCACATAGAGCCGGCTGTCGGCCGCCTCGCAAATCATGGTTTCCGGATTCAGAGGCTCCCACTCGTCGCGGGTGTACCACGCTGCCGTAAAAATGCCGACACCAGAGGCGCCGACTTGCACCAGGCCATGTTTCGAGGAATACAGCACCGCATCGCCGACGCTCAGCACGGATCGCTTGGACAGGCACGGATACATACCCTGCGCGTCCTCGCCGGTCATTGACGCCGGCTCGACGCCCGTTACTACGAATGGGACGCCGGCCGTCGCCATAACAGCGGTAGCGCCAAACACGGCCAGACCGACACCATTGAATGATGCGCCGAGCTGGTATTCCGTGGGCCAGGCGTGCGGCTGGTAGGGCTCCGAGGCGCAGAACAGGTTTCCGACCATCCCGAGCAAGGCACCTGACGGATGCACGCATAGCGCCGTCAAGCCGACCGGCGGCGGCGCCCATCCGGTCGAGATCAGGTCATCGCCAGCAATCTGCGCATCGGTCAGCGTGTCGTTGTAGGTCGTGGTCGCCGCCGCGATCCCGGTTTCATTGACCAGTTGCCAGCTTCCAGTTGAGCCCGTCGTCCGGTACAGCCGCTTTGTCATCCCCGACGTGTTCCAAGGCACCGTTCGGGTCCATGTGTCAGTTGTATCCGTCGCGTCGTTGTAGGCGCCGACTGGCGCATCCGTGACCGAGAACGTCATGGTCTTGGATGCGGCATTGATCGCCGTCAGCGTCCATGTGCCGTTGACGTTCGTGACCGTCGTCACGCCGGCAATCGTAATCTCGTCACCGACACGGTTGTAGTGCAGATTTGTTGTGGTGATCGTGACCGCCGTACCAACGTAGGTCAGCGCCGTGATGTCGCCAGAGTTTGGCGGAACGGCATCGATGGTCGAGATTGCCCAGGTGTCGTCGACCTTCCCCGTTGTTTCTGCTGAGATCGGTGATGGCGCCGATTCCTGAAGGTAGGGGTTTGCCGCGGAGGCGAACGTGTAGCAGTAGAAGCGGGTAACCGTTGAGCCCACACCAGTTGCCGATGGCGTGACCGTAGGCGCAGTTTGCGGTGCCGGAATGCCGAGCGCCAGTTCATTGGCCGCCAGCGGGTAGTTGTCGCCACCGCCCGATACCGCATTGGTGTAGGTCGCCATCTTTGGAATGCCATCGCCCGTCCAGCAGAACAGCGATTCGACGTCGACCGAGAGCGGAACACGCACGCAATCAACGTCGATTGGCCAGGAGAACCACGCCGATGACGACACGCCATTGCGAGCCTTGAAGATCGATGTCGCCGGATTTGTCTTTGGCGATGCCGGCGTGTAGAGCAGCTTCGCCCCCTTCAGCGGGCGAAGCTCGCCGGACTGCAGCTTGACGTTGTGCGCGGCCTGCGCACCCTCGTTTGGCAGTAGCCGTGCCCCTATCTTGGGTTGCATGCCGGCGAAGGGAGTGAGGCGGATCATTGACATCTGCTACCACTCCACGCGCGCATAGCCGCCAGTGCCGGAATAGTAATAGTCGGCTCCCGCTGGGCCACCCGCGCCGTATGTCGTGCCAATGGAAGGATCGGCTTGCGCGCCAGAGTATCCTGGAGTCCCGAAGTACCCCGAGGAAGTGCCGCCGGTGAGCGGTCCAGATCCGCCGTTCTGACTCGGCGCTCCGCCCAAAGTCAGGACGGTACTGCCGTTTTTCTTGATCAGCGTGTCGCCGCCGGCTGCGCCAGAGCCCCCAACGTTCCCGCAAAGATAGCTTCCCCCGGCGCCGATAGTGATCTCGATCGTATCGCCTTCAGTTACAGCAATCGCATAGTCAATGCACCCGCCGCCGCCGCCGCCGGATCGGTATTGATTCCCTCCAGGGTTGGGGCCGCATTGACTGCCGCCGCCCGCGCCGCCGCCGGTTCCAGTGACGAATATCTCGTCCACCCCGGCAGGAACCACAAAGCTATTCACCCCACTGGTGAATGGTCCCTCCGACCCCGGAAGGTACAAATCCATGGGCGAAAACCCTGTCAGCGCATTCACCATCATGGCGTTACGCCTCCGCGCTTGCAGCGTAGGTCGCCAACAGCACGACCTCGATAAGCTGTGCATCCACGTCCAGCGTGTCAGCCGCATCGGCCGCCTTGCGGCTCACGCGAACAATGATCTCGTCGCCGGCTGCCCAGGTTCCTCCCGGCGTGATCGTCGCCGTCTCGGCGCTGATGTACCGCTTGTCGGCGGCGCCGGTATCCGTGACCGTGACTGCCGTTCCCCATGCGCTGTCGATCGTGTCGCCGTCGCCCTGCGCCTGCATTTCGATCTGCCACACGCAATCATGGGCCGTCGCGCTGGCGGCCTCCTTCCAGATGAAGCGCGCCGTGAAGCCGGCCGACTCATCCAGCGCATTCGGGGCGCGGAATGAAAACTGCGCATGCTCCTGCGTGTCCTTGTCGAAGGCCAGGTAGCCGGTCATCACCTTGTTCGTGGTCGATTCCGACCATGCCAGCGTAGCCGCGCCTGCCGTTGTCGGAACCTTCATGGCTGCCGCCGGGAAGCATCCAATGGCTTCCTTGACGCCAATCAGCGCCAGTGTGCCGGTCGCGTCCTGGTGCGTCTGCGTGCGGTCGGCGGTAGGATCTCCGGGGGATACCGTCAATTCATAGGCATCGTCGGTCGTTCCCTCGAAGATGATTGTCTTGCCGGCGCCGAGCGCAAGATGCCCATCGAGAATCACGTTCCCGGATATGGTGCCGCCTGCCAAGGGCAGATAAAGCGCATCGAACAGCGTCGTCAGCAGACTCTTGATGTTTCCCCAGGTCGTCTTTTTGGTAAGCGCGCTGGCCTCACTGTCGGAAAGCCCGAACGTGTCGTCGTCGTGCAGCGCGGTCTTGACATCGGATGCGGCAATCTTTGCCCCGAGGTTGACCGCCTCTTCCATCAGGTCAGCAGTCGGCCGGCACGCCACCACGTCACCGATTGACCAGGTAGTTGCCGAGCTTCCATCCTGGGCCCTGCCTGATACGCTTCCAGTGACAGTGCCAGGCACGCCGATCGTGAAGGCATCGGACCCGATATCGTGGCGCACCACATTCACGATCTCCTTGGTGCCGTCGGCCTTCTGCAGCGTGATTTTGGTATATTGGTTGTTGTCGACGCCGCCGTCATTGATGACCGGAAACCGCGTGCCCTGACCGGTATAGACGCTGAACGAAGTTGAGAGCGCTGTCAGGTTGCCGGCAAGCGTGCTGTTGGCGTTGTTCGATGCGACATAGACAAGGCTGCTCATTGGGTGGCTCCGGGTTTGACCAGGGCAAGGAACGCTGAATAGTGCGCTGCTGCCCGGCCTGAGTTGACGTGTTCATCGTCCTTCGACTCGCACCAGTGGATTACGAACCGCGCCAGGGCCGGCTCAACCGCGGCCGGCAGTTCGGTAATCGAATCGCTCAGCGCATACTCGGCTGGAACGCGGACGGATTCGACGTCGAGTACTTGCCCGCTGGTGGATGGCGGATAGACAAGAAAGCGCAGCGGGCTTCCCTCGATCGGCGCCCACTGTTGCGCGGCAGCCTGCGTATCTGATCGCCAGGCCGGCTTGAAGGCGTCCATCGAAGCGCGGTCAAACCGAGTCAGGCCAGCGCCGTTGTGAATGCTCAACACATTTACCAATGCGATGTCCGTCGTGTAGTTCAGCGTTTGCTCGGCGCCGGCGGCACAGGTGAATGACTGCACCCGGGTAAAGAGCGCCGGCTGGATGATGGAAAGCTCTTTTATGCCGGCATTGACAGCGCGCACAAGCTCGGTATCCGATGCCCGCGGTGTCACGGCATCGGTATCGTTCAGCGGATCGCGCGCCAGGGTGATGATCGATTGCGGGGTCATTGCGCGGTCCTCAAGTGGGGCCAGGGTTTGGTATGGTCGAAACCTTTGATGTAGTGCCAGTCATCCCCGCGCTCGTAGCCCGACATGCTGATCCACTCATACGGCACAAGGTCGCGTTCCATCAGGTGCGGGTGGTTGCAATCCGAGAACCATCCTTCTGATTCAAGGCCAAGGTGGTAGCCATTCGCTTGCGGCACCCAGCAGAAGATGAGCCGATTCGGGATGTCTGCGAGGCGACACTCATGGCGCATGATCAGGGCGAAGTCGTCGCAATCGCCTTCGTACTGACCGGCGAAGGACTGCGAGAGGATGTCCTTCTTGTCCATCCAGTATTCCGGCTTCTTCCACTTGTCCTCATCGCGGACGTAGGTGAAGGCGTCAAACACGACCCGATGTATGCGCTTGAGGCTGGTGAGTTGTTCAGCAGTCAACGCCACGTTGCCTCCCTTCGATGCACCCCTGCGGAGTAGGCGCAACAACACCGCTCGACTCGAACGGTGTCGGGCCGGTTGTCGCACAACCCGCCAGCAGCAGGCAGATCAAGATGGCGCGGATCATCACAGCCCCAGCGCCACCTTTTGCGCCCGCCCCCACGCCCGACACGCCTCGGCATGCGCGTTGTACGCCTCAAACTCCGCACTCGGCGCGGTGCGCAGCAGCTTGATCTCGTCGGCCAGGCTGTACTGCTCCGCGATCTTCTCGGCCACCATCGCATTGATCACGCGCACCTGCGGGCTCGCCGCCTTGATGGCCTCGCGCAAGGCATCGGAGAGCGTCACCGTCTGGATGCTCGCCGCGATCTCGGCCGGCTGGTCGGCCGGCAGGGTGGCGCCGTCAGGCAGGCTGACATAGGTAGTCCCATCCACTGTAGCGATCTCTTGCCCGAGGCGCTGGTGATTCTCGCCTTCCGGCAGCCGCAGTTCGCGGGTGACCAAGGCGTCGATATGCTTTCTGTAGCTGATGAGTGTAGGCACGGTGATGCTCCTTTAGGTGGCGCAGCATGTGCTGCAGGGAATGGGTACGGCGCGCATGGCCAAGTACGGAAACCGCGCTCTGCGGCCGTGCGCCGGATTTCCAGCGCGAGGCCGTACTTTTCGTGTTTCGGAAAGTGGTTCAGATGAATGTTCATCAGCTTGGCGAATTCCACGAATTTGCGGTCCAGCTTGGCTTCGTCATGGAGCCCCATCGCTATCGCTCAGGGCTCAGAGATACAAGGCCGCGCGAAACCCCACGCTGTTGATGGAGCCCGTCCGCACAGTGGTGAGAGACAACGCCCAAACCCCGGCGCCCGACGAGTAGGTCCAGTCGCCGCCCGAGATCGGGCACATTTCGTTCGGCTTGTAGTCGTAGAAGATGTCGCTACCAAAGGCATTGGTGCCACCATCACCCGTAGTCAGCATGCCGCCGACGCCTGCCCAGTTCCAGGCATTGCCGCTGGTCGCCTCGCTGAATACCTGCGTTGCCGCTCCGTAGCTGATGGAGCGATCAGCGCCAGTCTCGCGCCAGACTTGGTAGCTGGTGCCGAGATCGTCATACAGCGCCGCGATGCCGGTAGCACCCCATAAGTCGGTGGCGAGCGTGTTGCTGCCCGTGACATCCTTCATTCGGGCTGATGTCTTGAGGATGTAGAGGTTGGTGCCGTTGCTGGTCAGGCCGGGAGTGATTTCCCACACAAGGCCATTTAGATCGGCGACGCCGCTGTTCTGGCCGTTGTGGGTAGTGCGCGCAAAGAAGTTGGCAGAACCTGTCTTGCCGACCCCGGTATAAGTGACATTGCCGTCGTAGGTGTAAGCGATGGTGGCGTCTTGCGCGTCGCCCAGGGCGTTATTGTTGTTGCCTTTCGGGAAATTGTAGGTGGCGTTGTACCACGCGCAGTAGGTCGTCGCTGTGCTTGCCTGTGCATGGGCATAGGCCAGAAGGGCGAGAGCGGAAAAGATAAACCTGGAATTGCAGAAGAAACTTGATCCGCGCGTTTTGGCCGCTGCAATCGCGCCGCCGTGGGTATCTGAAGGCGCCCCGGTCAGATTGCTGAATTGCTCATTCGTGAGTGTTCCGCGTGCCGCGCTAGTGAGAACGATCCCGTTCTTGATCGAGCTGGCCGTGCCGGCGTTATAGCTGGCCAGGTACTTATCGACGAACACGCCGGGCTGTACCGCCCCGCCGTCGTAGAAGGCCCGATGCAGGGCGTAGCCGGCAGCGTTCGCGGTGGCGACATCGGCATACTCGCTGAATGCCTTGATGACCACCTGGTTGAGCGTGACGCCGTTCGCGCCCGTGCCCCATTTGTAATAGAAGGCCGGAATCCAGCACATGACGCTGCCGTCGCTGTACTGGTAGTTGCCGTAGTTGTCAGACGATGGGTCGCTGTAGCCGAACAGCGCACCCATGCCGGAGGGCAAGGGGCCGGGGCAGACGCCGACGCCAAAACCCTGTCCGCCAGCGGTGCCGATGTTGTTGGTGCCGCCAGGCGACCCCGCGCCGATGCTGATGCCGGTGGGAAACATGACGGGGCGGCCGTCCTTGCCGGTGACGCTGCGAACATTGAGGTTGCTCATAGGATGCTCCAGTTTGATGTTTCGTTGAGGGTGACGGTTACGTTTTCTCCGATAGTCAGCGGCCCGGCGGAGTAAGCGTTGTAGCCAGTGGCGATGGTGATGTCAGCGGTGATGGTGGATGGGTTCTGGCGGACAGCGGGATTTAGATCTGGATTGGCTGCCAGTGCGGCTGTCCAGGCGGCGGCGGCGGCGGCGGCTGAACTTGATGCAGAGGCAGCCTGTGTCGTAGCGGTAGCGGCGCTGGCCGATGCGCTGGTGGCTGATGCCGTGGCCGTGGCTTCGGCAGCCTGCACCGCGCCCAGCGATCCGTATAGTGCTGTCGCGCTTGCGGCACTCGCTGCGGCACTCGCTGCGGAATTCGTGGCCTGCGTGGTGGCCGTGCTGGCCGACGTCGATGCCGCACTCGCGCTGCTGGAGGCATTGCTGGCCGAGGTGGATGCGGCGCTGGCGCTGCCCGCGGCGGCACTCGCGCTTGACGATGCCGCGCTGGCGCTGGTACTGGCGTTGCCCGCCTGCGTGGTGGCCGTGTTGGCGCTGGTCGATGCGGCGCTGGCGCTGCTGGCTGCGTTGCTGGCGCTGGTGCTGGCATTGCTCGCGCTGGTGGCCGCGGCGCTGGCGCTACTGGCTGCCGCTGCGGCAGCAGTGGCCGCGCCCAGGGTATCGGTGACGACGGTGACGCCGCCCTCGGTGGTGGTGACGGTGATGTCGCTCATCGGGTGACCTCGCGGGTAATGTCGAATTTGCCCTGCAGCAGGCGGGTAACGGTGCTGCCGGTGATCAGCTCCAGGTCATAGACCGCGCTGCGCTTGGGTGGCGTACCGGGCAGGTCGGGCACGGTGATCGCGGCCATCTGTGTGGCGGTGGCCAGCACGGCCACGGTGCCGGCCGCACCGCCCAGGGTGATGCCGCTGATCTCGGTAGTCAGATCCAGCGGCGTGGTTTCGCT